CCTTTGCCGTAGATTTGGAACCAGCCAAACTCATTGTCTGCAAGAGCAGCCTGGGCAGCACCAAAACGAGTGCCGTAGCCAGACGATCCAGGCGCAGTGGTTGTGGTCGATGCCATGGCAAAGTCAAAGCCAGTTTGTTCGACAACACCATATCCAGCGCCAGTGATTGCGCCGTTTGCAGAACCGTAGACAAATTCCTGATAGCCGTTGGTGGGGTCATCATAACCACCAACAGTACCAAGACGGAACGCGGGAGTATCAGTTGAAGCAGTAACTTGGTCGGCACTAATGCCAATGGTTGCTTGAGCCATTTAATTTCTCCTAGTTAAAAAAATGCCTTGGCGGTCATGGGTATTACCAAGCCCGCCAAGGCAAGGCAGACCCTACCACGAGGTCAATTAGTTTTGGATTCGCCCTTGGAACTGCGCCCCCGAACAAGTCAAGTTACCAGCCCAGCCAAGAATCTGAACTTCAGCGTCTTGGTTAGTCGCGTAACGAGCTTTTGGAGACAACGCCACCATGTTGCGATCACGGTGAGGACGAAGGAAAAGGTACTTCGTATTCAGCATGAAGCCAGTGCCGGTCGGGGCAAATCCGCCAATTCCGCCATCAAGCACAACATCAGCGTCCATGAACTTCAGAGTTGGGAAGCCAAGGTTGCCTGTGGTTGCGTCTGTAAAGCGTTGCTGGGCCTGTAGGGAACCCATGTAGTACGTCCAGTAGGTGTTATCCAAAACTACCAAGTCAGGGCGATCTGCACCCCTTACAAGGCTACCCCAGACGCTATTAAGAGCCGCCTGGATAGTCGTAGCAGAAGGAGTCACGCCTTCAGTGCTGAAGTCATACAGACCAGAGCGCCAGAACGTGTAAGTAGCACGGTCAATGCCGCCATACGTTCCAGTTGTCGGGTCAGAAGGCACCGCAGCGTTTAGGCCCGTTACTTCTTTACCACTTGATCCAGTACCATCTGAGTAAATGGACTCAGCAAGTTTGTTCGCCATCGTGCTTTCCGCGACGTTTAAACGCGCTTCAAGTAAGTCAATGAACTGTTCCTGACCCGCGTTCTGTAGCATTTCGAGGCCAGACATAACGACTGGGCAAGCAAGCTGTTTAATGTTGAACTCAGAAGCACTGATTACGTCAGCGGTAGCTACTGGCAGCAGATCATAGCCACTGTAGAAGCCAGCGTTGCCGTTTTCAGCAAACGAGAGTTCTTGCATAATGACGTTACCACCGCCAAAAGGCTTGACGTTTCCACGCTCGTTAAGACGAGCAAGCAAAGCGTTATTCTTGGTTACGTTGTCAGCAATCTGTTTTGTGCGAGATTGAATAGTCGTCGCAATGATGTCCGTTACGGACGAATTGGCAAAAGCCATTTGTTTTCTCCATGACGTTAGGCTCCGCGTTTTGCAGAGCGATGTTTTCACCTGTTCATGCAGCCGAACTGGTGGCTCGTCATGTCCCTTGAATGGCCGTACAAGGGTGGCATTAGCGCCTGTAACCGTAAAGATGAGGCATAGCCTTCTTTACGCTTGTCGCTGCATACCTCAATTACAAAAGTGCTTGCCTAAAGGCGTAAGTTTCTAAAAGAGTGGCTTACGTTAAAGCGTTGCACTTTTGCAACATTACCATCAGCGTGAGTTGCTTGCAATAGCAGACTCAATCGCTGATCTAATATCAACAGCAGCAGGGCTGTTTGGAGATGCCAGGGCTGGACCACCAGAAACACTTACCGCAGCGGCTCTAGCTCTTTGCGCCACGCTTGTGCTTTGCTGTGCGCCCTTAGATTTCTGCCTTTTTTGAAGAACATCGCGCACCCTTGGGTTAGCAAGACAGGCTTGCCGGTAAGCGTCTTGTAATGAAAGGTCTCTCCCACGCCTGTCAGCTACCTCCATTAAATCAGCCATTTCTTCGCGTACATCTTCTGAAAACTCAGCATTTTCAATAAAGTTCTGAACTTCGCTTTGAGCCTCCATGCGAACCTGTTGAGTTTGGTTCTGCTTGGCTTGTTGAAACTCATTCATAAAGTTTTGAACGGGCTGAAGCTGTTGCTGGATGGCTTGCTGCAACTGAGTGTTCTGATCGTGATTCTGCGGGATTTCTCCGACCAACGCCCCGTCTAACTGAGAAATAAAGTCTTGTCCAAACCGGCCAACACCAAATTGCTTCACAATACCAGAAACAAGCTGTGCAATTTCTGGCGCTGTGCCTGTACGCAGCTTCGCAGCAGTAGCCATGACATTATCAATAGCCTGTAACGGATTACTGTTCTCAGCCTTAATAAACACCTGATAAGGCTCAATAACCTTATTTACGGCTTCCGCGTATTTACGAGCGGACGACGACTCTTTCAGTGTTTGCTGTACTTCGCGTTCTCTGCGCTGTACTTCACTCTTAACGCTATCTGGTAGCTTGGCCCAATGCTCCCTTACGTCAGGTCGCCATGAAACAGGCGCTTTCTCTTGTTTCTTTGGCCCAGACTTAGGCCCAGGTTTCTTCTGTTGTGGTAGGTTCTTCATCCATTTTAGTTGCTTTCTATTTTGTGGATAGCTCTAGCAATATCTTCTCTCCGAAAAGTTCCGCCGTTTTGCATATAATTTTCACGGCTTTCCTTTGCTTCCGACCAAATATTAGTAAAGTCATCCATCGTGGTAAGGTTATTTTGCTTCATGTATTCGCGGTGCTTTTTTCTTGTGCCTATGTCTGTTCCATCAGTTGCAACTAACCCATCATAATGAGCGTCAGAAACAAATATCTTCTTGTCGGCTGGACCTTGTTTTTGCCTCGTTATTTCAACGAGTTTGTCTAGCTTTTTATCGTAGCGGTAGGTTCTTTTCATGTTTTTTGCCTTAATGCTTGTGCTTGCATTGACTGTTTTGATTCCCTGTTGTCGGCGGCGGCGTATTCTTCATAAACCTAGCTTGTTTTTTAGACTTGCTTGGCATTGTCGTAGGCTTCTTCTTCTGCCTCTGCGCCTTCTGCCATGGCTTCTTCTTCTGCCATCATCTGTAAACGCATTTCTTCTTCTGCCATCATATCGTCGTCATAGTCGTTAGGGATTTCTCCCAGTTGGCGCAGAATTTCAGCGTATATTTGCATTTTAGCCATTGGCATTGTCTTTCTCCTTACCATTTGACCTTATCTGCCCAATAAGCAGCAGACATTGGACCTTTTGAAATGTTTTTTGCATGACGCGCTTTAAATGATTTACGTCTATTCTTACTTGCTTCTGTTTCGCCTTCTTTTCGCGGAGATCCGCTTACTCCCTGTTGTCCAAACCGTATTAGACGTATTTTTTCGCCTTGTTTAGCTAAAACAGCGTGAGATTTACTGTCGTGAGATGGAGTACGTTTTGGCTTGTTAAAACCACCGTACTCTTTTCTCAAAGCATCTATTCTCGCGCCGTGTTTGGTCATCCGATAATAGGTGGCAAAGGACGTTTTGGTTGTGCAGCGTTATTTGCCATCTGGTTTAGCTGGAATATCTTGGTCTGAGTGTCTACCTGGGTTTCTATCGCGCTGGCTTCTCTTTCCTTGGCTCTTGCCACTTCTGCCGCTGTCTCTGCCTGATCTTGTGCAGACGGTTGAGGAGGCTGCGGCGGATTAGCTTGTAACTGTGCAACAGCCTGATCCAGCACACTCTCTATCTCTGAAGAAACCTTAAACTTGGAAACAGACCACTGCAATAATCTCAAGAAGTAAGGAGATGAGCCAGGAACAGTTTGAATCATAGGACCAATCTGCGACACAAACGCACCCATGGCCGACATAAACTGTACCGCGCTGTCACGCTCTTGCGCCCAATCCATTGCCGATAATGAATCAGCCTCTACGCTAATTCTGTACTCAGCCAAACGTTCGTCTTTAATAAGCTGTATAGCAGGGCCAGCAAACTCAGCGTCAGGTGTACGCATAATATTAGAACGCATGGCAATCGTCTCTGGTTGCCAATGCTTACTAATAATCTCAGCTTTTATACGCAAAAGGTTAGTAATCCACTCGGCAATGTAGAACTGGTTTAGCTCTACTCTTGTTGAGCCAAACTGCGCCTTGATTTGCTGGGCTGTAGCCGTTTCTGAGGCTTTGCTAGCACCGCGCATAATGTCAGAAATACCTAAAACTTCGTAAATCTGGGCTGTTTGGTCTTGCCGGTAGATACGCAATGAAGAAATCGCGTTAACAACCTGATCAATAGGAACCCAGTCAACCTTACCCTTAATCCCACCGCTTTCAGCAAACATAGCCCAATTATCAACTGGAATAAGCTGGTTTTCAGCAGCTTGGTTAAACATGCGCTGAATGCCATCGTTGTTCTTGTCGTAAAGACCAATGACTTTAGCCGCTTTCGTCAACCAAGTTATGCGCGTATTTATCTCATCAAGCTCTTGAAACTGATCTTGTGCAAAAATGTAGTCAGCACGCGGCATGAAGTTGCTGCTTGTAAGGTTCGCAGCTAAAGGTGGTGGGCAAGGAAAAAATTCATCAAGCTCTAAGGGGTCATCCTTAACATCAAGTATGACTTCACACCCTTTTGCGTACCAATAAACCTTTTTGTCCTCTTTGCACCAAACCTCAAAGATTTCTGCACGCGCCCAAGGGTCATGTTTAGGCGTTTGCGCGTTTACGTCCTTAGATGTAGACGAAAACAGCGGGACAACCTTCCCTATTTCCTCACCAAACCGCTTTATAAGCTGATCCCGCGTCATATAGACCCGACGCGCTACCCACCGCACTTCTTCCCAAACACGCGCAGGAGAATAGAAAAAATCTTTCCAGTAAATGTAATCAATCGGCGCTGTTTCATCAATTATGCGCTCGGTGATCTGCTCCGGCATTATTTCTTCGCCCGTCATAGGGTCGATTTCAGCCGGTATTACCTCTTGCTCCGTTTCTACAGCGTATCTTAGCCACGCTTGGCCCATGCCAACCACCAGCCAGTCCTCAATGCACTGGCGTATAGCTGAATCCCAGTTAGATACGTTGTCATCAAAACTACGGTTAAGAATACGCTGTATTATAACACCAGCAACTCTCGCCTGATCGTCAGCCGAATCAAGAAAAGACCGCGCAACACTAGCTTTTGGTGGCCTTGCATAAAGCAAGGACAACAAAACCTTCATGCTCGACCAGAACAGGTTAATCCTGGTTTCTTCTTTTCCCCATTCGTCGCGCTTGTCTAAGTACCTTCGCGTTATCTTGTCTCCATCCTCCTGAAAACGCTCAAGCTCCTTCTTAGATGCCTCTATCTCACTTGACCAACGCTGCGCCATTCCCTGTGGCGTGTCAGAAAAGTCACTCATACTTTTAATTGTGCTTGTCTGTTCCATTATCCGACTCTTGTTGATTGTGAAGGCTGACAGTCCCAAATCCCGTCAAGCGTAAACTCATACATTGCGTTGCTTTTTAACTGTTTTTGCCCTTCTGCGCTAGGTGTTTTGCTTCCACCAGTAGGCTTGGCAGAAAGAGCAAGATACCTGAAAGCGTCAGACGCATGGCTGTGCTGGTCATGGCGCGGCTTGTTCCTAAACATCTGCGTGCGCTCGTCCCACTCCCGCATATAAGAGCGTAAATGCTCAATCCCATCATACGTCGCATCTTCGTTAAAATAGCACTTAGGCAACACCATACGCGCCGCCTCAATTCCATCCTGCAATCCCATGCTCGGTACAATCTTGGGCGTAATACCAGAAGATAAGAATTGCTCTATAATACTCTTACCAGTTTGCAAACTCTTTGCCCTGGCATCGTGAGGTAAGTAAACCGTACCAACTTTATAGGGCCTGTTCTTGACCCAATCAATGTAATGGCTTATAGGCTGGCCGTCTGCCTCGTAAAAGTCAACGATCTTGTAGCCATCAGGCGTGGTCTGCCAAGCCCACCAACTACAAGAATCGGTGTAGCCAAGGTCAGCAACCACATCAACTTCAAACTCCTT